TGACTTATCTAATCCGCTTGGAGTTGAAATGCCGTTAATTCCCTTACTTGCACCACTTGCCGACTGACTTATTTTAATCAATTCAGCATCCGCCAAACTTAACTTTGATATAAGATTTTCAACCTGCTTTATCGCTTCGCTTCCGATAATTGCATTAATACTATTTGCCATATTAATTTTGTTTGGATTTTTCTTCTAATAATTTTGTTATCTCAATCCATTCAGAAACCGTAATTTCTTTCGGATTTAATCTATAAGGATATTGCAGTCCTATTGTTGCTATTTGTAATTGTTTTGCTAAACTTGAACTTTCAACTTTATCATCTTTTGTAAGCTCCTTTTCAAGCAAATGAACCTTTGTCTTTATTCCTTCAACTCCTGCATTTAACCTAATTAATTCCTCAGCATCTCCTTCCTTTGTATTTATTTCTTGCATTTTAAATCCGTGCCGTGCTAATTCTTTTATAAATAATAAACGTGTTTCCATGTCATTATCTGAGAAACCCAACCACATACGAGCAACTAATGATTTTACAACATTGTACTTTAAATGTAGGGCATGAATTTCAGCTAGTTTTTTCATTCTATTTGAAAAGCTTGTATCATTAACAGCTTTGAAGTACTCATCTAAAATTATTGATTCAATTTCTTTTAGCTTATCGATTTTACTTTTCTTTTGCCTACCGTCATAACCAATTATAAACCAATCTAATTCTCTCGTAGTACGGTACTTATCGAAATTATAAAGTGGTAATGTTTCAATAGAATCATAGTAATCAATCTTCATAGGTATTTTTTTATGTATTTAAGTAACTCAGGGTATATAATCTCGTTGTTTACTATATCGGTATTTGTTTTATCTAACCCGTATAAATTAGTATATCCCGCAAAGAATATGCTCTTATCACCAATTCCTGTACCGGTGCTGAATATGTCGAATTTTGTTAAGTCTGGGTGCATTTCAATTTGTAAGTTAGATATGAACGCTCCTGTTTCAAAGAAGTCATAAGGCGTTCCTGCTACCTTTTTAGGGTCTATTAATTGTGTAGACATAGAATATAATCCTTTGAATACTTTGCTATTACTATTCTTCAATATATTTCCATCGCTACCATCTCCTTTTTGCATAGCATCGACATTTAAACTAACAATTTCGTTTTCATTAGCTAATATAATGCGCTCCTGCTCATCCAAGATATTGGCTAATACAAACTTACAATTATTAATGTAATCGGCTATAGTTATTGACATAACACAAAAATACAAAAAAAACCGTTACAAATGTAACGGTTTCAATCTCCCTTCTTTTAAATTAATTATACAGTTACTACTACGGTTACTGTGTTCGATTTGTAAAGAACATCTGCTAATGTCAATATAGTATCTTTAATCGATACGGTTACAATATCAGCAGTTGTATTGGCAGTTACAGTAAGTGTATATTTTTTAGTTGTGGCATTGTAAACCGCTAAACTTGGAGTAATTGCCACCCCGTTACGTGTTACTGAAAAGTCAGCTACTAACAATCCTTCTACAGGGTGTGTTTTATCTAATAAAAACGCACTCACAACTATTGTAGTTGACGCTGTAATTATAGGATTAACCGATACAATCACCTCATTAACTCCATCCAATTCACTATATGTAAAGTCTAATTGGTCTGAAGTAATCCAAGAAGCTCTTTCGTCAACTTCAGCCCTGTCAATCAATTGTAAAGATACTGTTTGACTTGAAGCATCTGTACCGTTTGCACCCATGTATTTACCGTTTTCAAACATACCCAATGTAAAACCTTTTGGTGCGTTTGCCTTAGTAACAGTCATAAACATAGTATTGTCTACGTCAAACAAGATAAGGTCGTAAGCATTGTAACCCGATAATGATGTTAATGCTTTATGAAAGTTGATACCATTGTCAAACGTTACATTATACTCATATGGATTCTTACCCGCTACTACTTTAATTCCTGAGCCTGCACGTGTAATGATATTGTCATCGGCTGTTCCGTCCTCAAATGATACAACCCCCTGCAACATGATAAGCGTTCCATCTTGTTGTAGTGAACGCATATAATCTTTATCGATTGCTTGTGCGAATTTAAAGCCTTTAGAAACAAGTCCTAAAGCTGTAACTCTTTTTCTGTCAATTCTACAACCTGCTAAACCAGTTCCAAGAACTCCGTTTGCACCGCAATTAACTGTATTAATTTGTGTTTCTAAACTCATTATTTTATGATTTTATTAGATATTAATTTTTCTATTACTTTTTTATCTGTAAGCTCAATCTTTGCACCTACATTGTACTTTTTATCAATTGTAATTTCCTTAATTACAATAAATGATTTTACCTTTTCAGCCATTTTATATCTTTATTTATGCAATTATCCGTTAACTCAATTTCTAAATCCAAGACTATAGCGTTCCATATAGTTACTAAGCCTTTGCCGTTATCGTTTATACTATAATTAGGCTTAAGTTCTTTATCAACTTTACTATTCACAATCTTTGAAATTCCACTACTATTAAGTAGTGTTATAAAGTCATTGTAAACAGGTATAAGTATCTTAGTGTAATCTGTTTGGTATTGCTTTTTATTGAATCCATCAACATCATTTGAACGTGTTGCAATTACTAGCCTTGCATTCCTTGTAACTCGATTTCGCAATAAGTCATCTGTGTCTTTTGATGTTACTAACCATATAAGCGGATATTTTGAAACGTTTTCTTTTAGTATTAAGAACTTATTAAGTACGTCAATAGTACCCCAATCATAACGCACGGCATGTGTATCATTCCATCGTGGCATTAACTCTACTAATTCCCTTAATTTCTCTTCAAAAACTATCATATACCAAAGCTATTTTTAGTTTCGTAAATCTTAAAGTTCTCAGGCGACCAATTTGTAAAATCAATCTGTTTGTCCATCAAATAACCAAAAAGACTCTTTTCTACATTGTTCCCATACCAATCTATAAAGTTCCCGCTAATTGAAGGTGAACTTAAATATTCACCCTGATATTGCTTTATAAAGTTTTGGTGCGAACCCGATATTAAGTATTTCGGTGTTTGCGTGGTTGCATTTTCAGAATTTACCTTCTTTGCTCCCGTAGCCGATAGTCTAATATCTGTATCTGTAACGAATTGATTATATATATAGTTAGCGATAAGTGAGTCATCATTATCTAAACCGTACCATATCTTATCATCATATTCGTCACCTTGAATTAGTTTCTTAAACTTTAGGTTTTCAACAAGCTCAATAGTATCAACTGTCAATGCTTTTATTTCGTTGTAAAGACTTAATCCTAATGCATTAATCAATATTTCACGCTCTAGTTTTTCGCATAAATAATCCAATTCCGTAGCATTGCTTGACGTACCTAACGGGTCGTTAACGGCCAAAGGAATGTATATATAGTTTTGATTACTAAAGAATGATTTACTTACTATCTGCATTTTTTATAGGTTTTACTTTTTCAAAGAGTTTTATCTCGAATCCTTTTACTAAAACTGCTTCGTCTGTTATTTCGATTATGGCGGATTTTTTATAACCCGCCCAATCTTTTAATAAAATAACTTGCATTATGCTTTAGTGATTGCTGTTTTAGCAGTTGAAAACACTCCTTTTACAAACGCACCGTAGTGGTTAGATTTTACTCTATGTACCAAACGAGCCTCGGCAAGGATAGTAACAAAGTTTTTAGTGAAGTCATCGTTCTCATAACCTACATTGATAGTCAAAGCTTCTTTGAAACGAACCCCTGATTTAGTGAAGTCACCAACTAAGAAGTTATCAATTGCCATTCCTGTATTAGAAATAACTGGGATTCCAGAAACTTGTAACCCATAAGAGTTAGTTAATGGTCTGTAAACATAATGTCCATCAGTTCCTTTGTCTAAGTCTAATTGAGCAATGTTTGTTGGGTGCATAACTATATAGTTAGGCGTAAACAAATTAGTTTCAATTTGATTCATTGCTACTCTTAATACGTCAGCATTGTTTGGTGTAACAACTGAAAGAGCGAATGCACCAGCAGTCCAAGCAGTAGCATTAGTCATAATCCCTGTTAGGTTAACAGTTAATCCATCACCAGAAAGAATTTGCTCATCAATTTTAAGATTGATAATTTCAGTCAATTCTTGGTCAATTTCAGAACGTAATAATTCAACATCGTCAAGCATCTCCTTAGTAACTTTGATGTAAGCAGTAACTTTTTTAACTGTTGCACTTGCCAATACTAAATTAAAGTCTGCTTGTGACTTAGCCAATCCCTCACCTGTCATTCCTGCACCACCTTCAGGTAGTTTTTGCTCTACCCATTCCCAAAGGTTAGACATGATTTTTCCTGTATTCACTAATTGAAGCAAATAAGGGCTTCTTCTTTGAATACGTGTGATTCCTGATTCTCTTTCTCCTTGTGGAATTTGTCCAGTAACATTATTAGCAAAAGTCATAGGACCTACTGCTTTCAATGCAAATTGAACTGAACCGCTTCGGTTAGTTTTTAGAGTTGCTAAATCGTCTTTTTTAGCTTCCAATACTGATTTAAGACTTTCAGTATCTTCATTATTTTGCCCTTTAGTTTCTAATCCTAAAAGCTTCAAAGCTAATTCGTCAATATTTTCTTTAATTGCCGATACTTCAACTCCTTGTGTTTTTAGAGCCGATACCTCGCTCATTACTTGCAATAACTCCTCTTTTGTAACTTGGTTGGATTTCATTGCATCAACCTTTGCCGTTACTTCTCTAATTAATTCTTCCATTTGTTTAAAATTTGTTTAATAGTTCCTTTAATAATTGTTTTTCTGTTTCGTGAGTGACATCGACTGTCGGCTCCTCTTTAATTTCAAGAGTGACTTCTACAATCGGCTCTGATTTATCTTTTTGCGTAGGCGTTAATTCATTACTACCCATTAATACTGCACTTATCTCAATTAGTTTAGCTTCACGGACTAACCAAAAAAAACCTTTTTCTATTGCTTTTTCGGGATTTCCTAACGTATCGATGTTATCATTCCATGTTTTAAACTCCTTTTCAAACGCCTCGTCATTTACTGCTAAATCAATCTTTGTGTACTGCATCCCAACGGAGTGTTGGTTTATACGTCCTGCCTTATATTCATTGAATATTTGGCTGTTATAATCTTTGAAAATTTCAGTGTCCATGAATAAAGCCTGTGTCATTCCTGACTTATTCACTCCTAAGTCCTTCCAAGCTATATCCTGCTCATACGTCTTTTTAGGTTCACCTACTTTCGAAGTAATCTTGAACTCGTGGTCGTGTAAGTGGAATATGTTTTTATTCTCCTTTACTGATTTAGCAAAGCATCCTTTAGCGTGTACATCATCGTGTGAATCCATCCATAAGTAAGTGTTCCCTACGATAGTACGCTCTAATGAATTGTCATTATCTTTAAACACGCCTTTAATAGTAGTGTTTGTTTTAGTAATAGAACTAATACCACCTTTAACAGTTTTTACTTCAGCTTTCTTTAGCTTAATAAGTTCCTCTTTATTCTTAATTATTTCTTCTATTGTCATTTTTTAATGATTTTATCGAATTGCTTATTCTTTTCTTTAACCATTCTATCCAACTCTTTTTTTATTGCTTTTATTTCCTGTTCGGTATATTCTTTTTTCATAGTCCTAATTTTAGTTTGAACTCGTCCGATAGTTTTCTTTGTTCTTGTTCCGAATAGCCTATTAATGTTTCTTGATATAGTTTAAGCGTTTCTATCTTAGTCTTCATAACCGATTGCATAACGGGTAAATGGTCGTAAGAAGCAACTAATGAT